AGACAAGGGCATTATCGCCGCAATGGGCGAGCTCTTGGCAACAACCCTTATCTACGGTGATGTTTCCACAGATGAGGAGAAGTTCAACGGTCTGGCGTCCCGGTATTTCAGCCTGACCTCAACGTACACGACCTACGACCAGATCATTGACGCTGGCGGCACGGGTTCTGACAACACGAGCATCTGGCTTGTCGGCTGGGCCCCGGACAAGGTGTTTGGTATCTATCCCAAGGGTTCCAAGGCCGGGTTGCAGAGCGAGGACCTTGGCCTGAAGGACGTTATCACCAACGCCACAACTGGCGCGACTCTCCGTGCTTATGAGAGTTGGTATCAGTGGAAATGCGGTATCTGCGTATCAGATTACCGTTATGTTGTGCGTATTGCCAACATTGACGTTTCCAGCCTGATCACGGCGAGCGATTCAAGCGACACGTCCGCCAACCTCCTGAAGTTCATGATCCAGGCTCTTGGGAAGTTGCCGGCACGCGGCGCGAGTATGCGTCCGGTGTTCTACATGAACTCCACGGTACAGTCCATGCTGGCGGTGAAGTTGCTCGATAAGGGGAATCTGTTTTTGACCATGAACGAAGTCAAGAACAGTCCGGTGTTCCGTCCGAATGGTGTTCTGTCTTTCCAGGGCGTTCCTTGCCGCAGGATTGACGCCATTACCAGTGCTGAGACAGCGATCAGCTAAAAAGTTCTTAACAGAAAAGGAGAAAACCAATGTTAATTGATGGGTTGTTATATATGGCTGACGCGGCGTCTGCGACGACCTCGGAAGCCTCAACGGATTACATCGACACCCTTGCCGCTGCCCATGATTACGTCGGCAAAGAGGTGGTCTTTAAGGTCGGGACGGCCTTTGTTGCCGGTGCGGGTGCGCCGACAGCGACGTTCCAGCTTCAGACCTCGAACAGTTCTTCATTCCTGGATTCGTCCACCACCACGCTGGCGGCCTCTTCGGCCATGCTGGCGGCGGCTCTCACGATCAATTCATTCGCGTATCGCGTGAGAATCCCGGTTGGAGCCAAGCGGTACGTCCGGGGGTACAAGGTCGTTGACTCTGGCGCAGAAGCCAAGAGGTTTAACGCCGGAACATGGAGTTGTTTTATCGCAGAAGACGTGGATGTTCTTCTGGATCACACTCAGTAACGAATACCCCGGAGAGGTCTTAACCGGCCTCTCCGGGTATCTTTTGGAGATTTATGCAATACAAAGCCATACGAGCCAGTTACGGGTTCAGGAAAAGATATTGGGCGGAAGGTGATGTTTTTGATTCTACAGAAGGCGAGGTCATTCCGCATCATTTTATCCCTGTCTCTGAAATCCAGAACAAAGAGAAACCAAAAGATGATCCAATGGCTCCTAAACCGGCGTCCTTGCTGGAACCCACAAGGTTTAACAAGGGGTTTATGGCTCAATTCAACAAAGAAGAAGTCAAAATCCCCTATGCCCCTCCTAAGCGCGGAAGGAAACCGAAGAAATGACACAGACTGATATCTACAATCTGGCGTTAGGACACTTGGGGATGAACCTTATTTCCACGGCTGATATCGCAGCCAATCTCAAGCCTGAAGCAAAGGCATTAAATAACGTCTTTGAGAACTGCCGGGACGCGGTGTTCCGTGAGCATCAATGGGCGTTCGCCAACAGGCAGTTTCCCCTGGTTGAAGCCAGTGAAGATGTCCCTATCGGCTGGGCGTACGCCTACGATATGCCGACGGAGAGTTGCGCTACGGTGTGGTCGGTGTTCAATGAGGCCACGTTGACCAATAAAGACGCGCAGGATTTTGATACATATTACCTTCCAGACAGCGGCACTCGGCTCATTGTCACTGACCTTGACACAGCTTATGCGGAGTACACATATATCATCGAGGACGTTGCGTCATGGGACGCCAAGTTCTGTCAGGCTCTTTCTTATAATCTGGCGGCGAGCGCAAGCAATGCCCTGACCGGCGACCTCGACAAGTCGATCAAACTTTTGTCTTTATACGGAACGTTCATTTCCGATATGAAACGCATAGACGCCGCTGAGAAGCGGAAGAAGAAGAAGTTTACGTCCACCTATCAAGGTGTCCGATAATGCCACAGGTCAACAAGATCATCCCGTCTTTTGCCTCCGGTGAGCTTGCTCCGTCTCTTTATAGCCGGACAGATATTTCCAAGTATGCCACGGGGCTAAGAAGGTGTCGGAACTTCATTCCAAAGCCCACTGGCGGGGTGCAGAACCGTCCGGGAACAAAGTATGTTGCTCAAGCCAAGTACGCAGACAAAAAATGCCGTGTTATCCGGTATGTCTACAACTCTGAACAGGCGTATATCTTTGAGTTTGGAGATCATTATATAAGATTTTATCTCGATCAAGAACCGCTGGATGCCAATGTTCCTGACCCGTGGAACTCGTCAACGGCCTATGCGGTTGACGATTACTGCACTTACAGTTCAGCGACTTATTACTGCATTCAGGACAACACCAACAAGCAACCCAATACCGAAACCAATTACTGGACAGCACAGACCGTCCTTGAGCTTTATTCTCCTTACGGCGAAGAAGACTTGGCGCAGTTGCGCTTTGAAAGCTCTGCCGATGTTATTTATATAACTCATCCTGATTATCAGCAAAGAACGCTGACAAGATACGACACCGCCACATGGGAACTCTCTACCTACCAGTCTGATGACGGGCCGTTCATGCCGGACAACATCACGGATATTGAACTTACGGCTTCGGCTGTTACAGGAAGCATGACGTTAAGCTCGTCTGAACCGTACTTTGACGTTCTTCATATCGGGTCATTGTTCAAGCTGAAACACTATATTGAAGGTCAGACTGCGACTTCAAGGTTTACCGGCACGGGTCAAGGCACAGGCATCAAGTGTTATACAACATGGCGCGTTATCAGTCACGGTACATGGACCGGGAAGTTCAGGGTTGAGAAGTCAACCGATGGCGGGTCAACGTGGACAACTCTCAGGTCGTTCACCTCTGCTGATGACCAGAACATCAACACCTACGGCACAGAGGATATTGAAACCAACACCGAACCCTTCCTTGTCCGCGTGAATATGTACGCCTACACCAGTGGAAAGTGCAACGTCGATCTGACGACGGATGCCTTTTACCAGAACGGGATTTGCCGGGTAACGGCTTTTGCCAGTTCAACCAGCGTCACGGCATTGGTGCTTTCAGATATAGGCTTGACGGATGCAACAGTTGAATGGGCGGAGGGAAGCTGGAGTGATTACAGGGGATGGCCCACAATAGCCAGGTTTTTTCAGGACAGGCTGTGCTTCTCCGGGACGTACTCTGAACCGATGACAACGTGGATGACACAGACAGGGAATTATATATCTTTCCTCCGCCATTCAGTTTTACTCGATACAGACGGGATCACCGCGAATATACCCTCAAGACAGATAAACGCTATCAACGGTCTGGTGTCGTTAAGGAAACTCATTGCCTTTACCACGGCCTCAGAGTGGACGATCGGGCCCGTATCAAGCTCTGCCTTAACGCCCACCACCACAGAACAGCTTGTGCAAGGGTACAGGGGGTCTTATGGCACAGAGCCAGTGGTTGTGGGGAATGAGTGTATCTATGCTCAATCCAACGGGAAGGTCATCCGAAACATCGGGTACCAGTTGGGAGTGGACGCGTTCATCGGAAGCGACCTCAATATTCTGGCAAGACACCTTTTTTCAAATTACAACATCATCGACATGGCCTATCAGCAAGACCCGGATTCTATCGTGTGGTGCTTGCGGGATGACGGGGTTCTTTTGGGCATGACCTATGTCCCTGAACAAGAGGTCATTGCGTGGTTCTGGATGGACACCGGAAGCGTGTCCGGGAATCCGCAGGGGCACATTGAATCAATCGCTACAATTCCGGGTGACGGGTTCGATGAGCTTTGGATGGTCGTTCGGCGCGGAGACTATCGGTTCATCGAAAGAATGAGCCAGCGGATAGTGTTCTCGGAGTGTACGTCAGGGCTGAGAGAACAGCGGATTGAAAACTCGTTCTTCGTTGACTGTGGCGTGACGTTTGGCGAAACGCCTATCCGGATAACCGAGATACAGTTGAGCGACCCGATTTTGATTACGGCTCCTTTACATGGATTGTCCAATGGGGCAACGGTGAAATTGGCGAACATCGGGGAAGACGACGCTTCGACCCTGAATGGGACTTCGTGGACGATAGCGAATGTAGCGACGAATACGTTTGAACTTGATACGGAGATATAAAATGACTGAAGATGAACGCAATCTTAGACAATTAGAACATAGAAAAAAGATGATGTTGCTTCGCGCAGAAAGATTTAAAGCCGATGCCGACGAGATAGACGTGCAGATATCCGCGACGGCGGAAAAGATTAACAAGGATAAAGAAAAACTAAAATAATGGCAACGTATCACATAACCACAAAAGAACAGTTGCAGGCCATGAATGATGACCTTGCCGGAGATTACATACTGGACAACAGCATTAGCCTGACTGGTGTAACGTGGACAACCATTGGGACTACGGGTTCTCCATTTACTGGTACTTTCGATGGGCAAAACAATACAATAAGCAACCTTGCTCTAGCCTTTGGTCAAAACTCGTATGACAAGGGGCTGTTTGGCGTC